ATGGACGCCAAACGCTTCAAGGACGTGCGCGGGCTAGCGAATCTTACCCTAAAAGCGCTCATTGGCCGATACCGAGAGGAAATCGGTACCGCGCATCCTTTCGGTAAAAATAAAATAGCTGTACTTAATATGTGGGAACGTGATCATGGCGACAAGACCATCGACGAGCTCACCGATGATTACTTAACCAAATTCGTGAGGGAACGGAGGAATGGTGGTGCCGGTGGTGTCACGATCGGCATCGATCTGACCTATCTGGGAGGCGTGCTCAAAACGGCCAAAGAGCTATGGAAGCTGCCAGTCAGCCTCGATCCGATCAATGCAGCGCGCGCGAACATGGCTCACCTGAAGATATCGACCAAGTCAAAGGAGCGCCGACGTCGACCGACAGAGCAAGAGATCGCAGATCTGTGCGACTACCTGGACAAGCGCTCTACTCTCCCGATGCGCGACCTTATCCACTTCGCAATCGAATCGGCCATGCGCATCGAAGAGATCACCATGTTGCGCTGGCTCGACCTGAACGAAGAGGACCGAACCATTTTGATTCGCGACCGCAAACATCCACGACAGAAGCAAGGGAATGATCAGGAGGTCCCACTATTAGGAAAAACCTTCGAGATCGTACAACGGCAACCTAGGCCAGAGCAGCCAACGCCCGACTGCAGAATATTTCCCGTAAAGGCCGACACCGTAAGCACGATTTTCCCTCGAGCCAAGAAGGCACTCGGAATCGAGGACCTACATTTTCACGATCTGCGTCACGAGGGGGTGTCTCGTCTATTTGAACAAGGCTACCAAATTCAAGAGGTAGCGCTAGTTTCGGGCCATCGAGACTGGAAAATGCTTGCGCGGTACACACAGATTAAAGCAAAGGATCTTCATCGAATTAATAACGATGTTGGAAAACTATCAAATAGCGTTTGAATACAATAACAAGTTTAAACATATTGTTCGCAGAATCCATTACCAAGCTCAAACACAGAATTCCGCCAAAATTATTAAGGACTCTACTTGAATTCGCCGATAACCCCGAAACTCGAGAGCGCAGATGACGAAGCTACCAAAAGCAAAATTTCTGCAAAATTATACTTTGCCTCTTTATATTTTATTACTGTAGGTGTACTTTACCTATGGGGTTACTGGCCCAGGTTTGGAATTAACATCCTGGAATTCATGGAATTTACCGACATCCTTAAGGTAACGGCGTATCCGATAGTAGTCTCCGTGCTGACACTTTTCGTGGGATCCTTTCTCGGGACTACAGTAATACGCTTTCAAGAGGCCAAAGCAAAAGCTAAGAGCGGAGCTTCAGTTAATGCGGACGAGCGAACCGTAGAAGAGTTGCAAGCTAGCATTGCAAAACTAACCAGAGACATTTTCTGGTTCAAAGCTATCTATGTTGTCTGTTTGCTGGCTGCATCTACTGCAGCCTTTCTAGGATGGCTGTATGCCTGGATACCTCTACCGTTCCTTATTTCAATACCATTTGCCAATAAGCTGAGCGACCTACCTCAACTAAAGCAATTTATTGCTGACCGAACCCTACGATTATTGACAGCGTTTCTTATCGTTACTATACCCACAAGTGCATACAGCGCCGGCAGAATTGCAGCAGAAAATATAATCAAGGGAAATTCTTTCTACTACGTAATCTCTGACATCGCAGATTACAAAGGAAACATTGCAGAAGAAAGTTTGCGCTTTATAGGGCATGCAGGCGACTACATATTCTTATTCGATTCAAAAAAAGAGGCCACGCTCTTCATCAAATTAGATGACGATAAAGCCATATCCTTAAAAAAATTCAAAAAAGAAGTTGACTTTAAAGGCTGGCGCGCATTTCGGGAAAAGTTATTATCCCAAATGCCCTCCTGGTCGGCTAAGTAAACTTCAAGAAGGGCAATTTTTGAGACACTGATGATGCATGGGCGTAGTCTCCTAGCGTAGCAAGTCAAAAAAATAAAACCTACGCCAAAAGTTACGCTAATACCCGATTACTCTAACCGACCACTCTTGCTCGTATCCCGCCCCGCTCTTGTCGCGCTCGATGCCGCGGAACATCATCATGTCGACCCGCATTACGACCAGTTCCGCATGCTCAAGCGAGGGAATGATTGGCCGCATGTGCTCATCGTCAGCTTCGGTCAACGTTGCAGTTGGCACAAGGCCAACCGCCCCAAAGCGCAGTTCCCCCTCATATCCATGGTCGAGGGCTATGTCATCCCGGGAGCGCGTAACTCCCTTGTCGCGTAGACGTTTGACTATACTGTACATGCGTACAGTATAACCTTATCCCAGCCTAACACTTTTCCTAGTTGCGAAATGGCATGTTGTTGCATATCGTTTGCCAAACATACAACTAGGGATGGCAATGAGAATTTCACGTTTAAAGCGGGTTATTGACCGGCTCTTCCCCACCCACACTTGGACTTACAACGCAGCAGAAGATCGCCGGGTATGTACTACCTGTGAGCGACTTGAGGAATTTGATGGAGGAAGCGGGTTTTCTGGCTCGGCCTGGCTTGTAGTAAAGCGGGGCAATCGAAACGCGCATTCGCTTACGTCACCTGTCGTATCTGAGCCTATTGCGCAACCGCAACAGTCGTGGGTAGACAGCGAATATGCTGTTGCCTATGAAAAAAAGAACTGATCGGTTCACAGCCAGCTGGGTCAACTGACTTTAATCCTATTGCCGACCATTACTTGGCTGGAGGCGTCCTGTATGCTTGCGCTCAGCCGGGCGCCAACGGAGGTGGCAGCGCGGGTGTTGGCTCTGCCTCTATCTCGACGAGAGATTCCGGCACTATAACCTTACCATCGAGCACTTGGACCACCAGTTCAGCCCCGTGCACGGTAAGTACATGGACATCCATTTAGGGCACAAGGCCGTTCTTTTGCAAGAATGCCTGACAGGCTCGACCGGTGGCCAAGTCCGTTTCGACGTCAGCAATCAGCTGCTTAAGATCTCGGTCAGCCGCTGCTGAAACCAGCCCGCCGGGTGTATCGGCGCTGTTGCTGCTGGCGGGGCGTTCGGGGTTGGCGCGGTTGGCAGGTCGGTCGGGACATACTGCGGCGCCGACGCGCAGCCGGCCAGCAGCAGCAAGGCGCTCGCGTAGATCAGCGATTTCATCGTCTTTTTCCTTTGTGATGGTAGCGTTGGACTCGCTCTGGCGCGCGGCCAAGGCGGTGTTGTCGCGCACGCGGAAGAGGACCGCGGCGGCATCGGCTTGCGCGCGCTCCGCAACGGCCGCGGTGTAGCCGGCTCTGTACCGCTTGGAGCCGTAGTGCTGCAGGCCCAGCCAGCCGGCAACCAGCAGGGCCAGCCCCACCAGGGTGCCAACCAGCATTTGCTCGAGGCGGCTCACGGCTTCACCTCGGCGGACTGCTGGTCGAAGCGCTGCAAGTTCCGGCCGCGCATGATTGCGATAAGCTTGTCGGCGTAGCCAGGGTCAGTCGCGTAGCCAGCCGCGGCAGCGGCCCGAGCCCAGCCTTCTCCAGTCTTTTCGAGGAAGCATTTCCGATAGCGCGGATTCGCCAGGAAGAACTCTGCATGATCCTTCATGCAGTGCAGCCAGCTACCGTACGCACGAAAGGCGCACTTGACTGGGGTGCGTACCCCTTTTATGTACTCGTGCGTGTCCACCAGTACTGTCGCGCCCCTCCAAGCGGGACCTGGTTTCACACCGAAGAGGTTGAAGCCCGGGGCGCGCGCGCCCCAGCTGGACTCTAGCGCTGCTTGAGCCAAGGTAAAGCTGGCCGGGATCCCGCTAGTGCGCTGGCAGGTCAGGGCCGCTGGGAGCAGCTGGTCGAGAAATTCAGCGGGGGTCATCGGTCGCGTCCTTCGTTGCGGGGAATTTGGCGTCAGCCCAGGCGCTGAACTTGGCCTCGGCCTTGAACAGGGCGCGCGAGCCCATGTGCGACGTGATGCCAACTAGGGCCGGGGCCAGATCAGACGAGAAGCCCTGCCACTGGCACAGCTTGAAAGTAATGATGCCGACCAGGGCGGAGGTCGCCAGCTCGCCAACGAACTCCGTGAAGTTCCAAGCGCGCACGTGGCCAGCTTTGAGCTTCTGGTAGAACGACACGAAGCCCCCCAACAGGGAAAGGCCGATGACCCACCCCCAAGTGAACAAGCTGCCCAAGTCGGGGACGATCGGGGTTTCAGGTGGCTTCTCAAGCATGACGTTCCTTGTCGGGTAGAAGTCCACATGATGAGGATTTCCCTGTCTCAATTCTCGGAAAAGTGGGACAGTTTTTGAACGTCAGGCGGCGGCTAACCGAACGATCGCTGATTTCGGGAAGTCGACCATCTGCAGGTCCACCGGCCGCACGCGTTTCATCATCACTGGATCGAAAAGCCGCGTGCCGCCGGCCAGGATGATGGCGAACACCAGCTCGGAACACCACCAGCGACTCGCGTCCGCCCAGTCCTCGGAATAAGTCAGCGGGATCCCGACCACGCCGGCCCAGTCGTACCTCTTTGGCGCGGCCGGCGGATCCGGGTCGCACTGCGCCTCGGCGAACTCAATGGCGGCGTCCAGGTCCGGCACCCAGACTGACATGTCGCGGTAGACGGCGACGCCCTTCATCAGCTTGGCCTCGGTGTCAGCGCGGCAGCCGTGCGACATCGATGCCTCGTAGGCGCGATCGCCGATGATGGCGATCGCGTGGCTGAACTGGTGGGATCCGCCCAGCACGCCCACGGCGAGGCTGATTGGGTTGCACGGCCAGCGGCTGGTAAGGCGGACCGTGACGTAACCACCGCGCTTCATGACTGCTCCAGACGTCGACATCAAATCTCCTCAATTTCGATAGTGGTGGAATAGGAAAGTGCGTACTGGATCGCGACCTCGGAATTTTTGGAGCGCCGCCCGTAGACCATGTTGTCGCGCTCGAGCGCGAGGTCCGCAGAGCCAGGGAACACGCTCACTAACAGCGGGTAGGCCCGACTATTGCGCAGGATGTTCACGAATGCTGCGCGGTCAGCGGCAGGCATGAGGGAGAGGTCAATTGGAAGACGACGGTAGATATAGCCCGCGTCGGCGCCCTGGTCCCCCGCATCGGTTCGATAAAGGTCTGTCGTATCGACTGGCGTCATCGGGGCGCTGGATGCGTTGTACTTCGGCGACCAGTAAGGCCCGGCCACCAGGCGCGCGGCCTCGATGTAGCCTTGCAGGTTGTCCGGGTCCGAGATGTCAATGGCGATACCGCCGGCAACCTTTGCCGCTGGCAGCCAGTGGCACGCGGCGGCGCCGCCGCCGAAGGCGTAGGCGCTGGCAGCCTGGGCCGCGGTGAAGCCGCGCGGCGTGATGCTGCCCGCCGGGCAGGCCAGCACGGCACCGCTGTCGTAGGCGTAGCTCTGCCAGCTGTCGATATAGCCATGCGGGCGCGTGCCCGACGCGCTGCCGGACGGGTAGTAAGACGACAGGCCGCCAGCGGCCAGCATCGCACCCCACATGAGGACATTGCCCGTAGTGTTGGCGTTGAAGAAGCCGATGTTCTTGGTACCGGTCGACAGCGGCGTGACGGTCGCGGACAGCCGATACCAGCCATTCGGATAGGTGTCGAGCTTTGCCGCTGAGAAATTCCCACTCACGATCAGCGCCAGCGACGTCAGGTTGACCTGGACGGTGCCGCCATCGGTGAAGTCATGAATCTGGAACGCGCCGGCGTAGGTCCCGGCCTTCACGAATACGGACACGTTGTAGGAGGTGCCCAAGGTCAGCGATCTGCCTTGGAAGGCATACGCGGTGCCGGTTCCATCCCCCTGCAGGGTTTCGGCGGTGTTGGTGCCATCCGGCGCAAGGCCATTCGTTGACGGCGTCGTGGCGCGAGTCTTCGACCATGCGACGTTGTCGAACTGGTCACTGTAGGTGAACAGATTGGTCACCTGGGCCTCGTTCGTCACCCGCACCCGCATCGTCGCCGTTGGCGAGAGGTTGCAGAACGGTAGCGCGACACATCCGATCGTTTCCGCGCCCACCCATATCAGCGTCAGGCGCGCACTGGTGCCGCTGGCGCGCCACACGTCGGATTTCGTATCGGTAAGCAGATTGGCCTGAACGAGTGCGCCGGCCGAGCTGCTGGCGGTCAGCGTCGCGCGATCGGCAGCGTTGTCGGCGACGACGCGCATATTGTTCACGCCGGCCATGCGATCGCCTCCACTTCTTCAATGCTGGTCGCTGCCGCGATCTGTCCGCGCAAGCTGCGGCCGGTATCGTATGCCTGGGTGACCTGCAGCCCGAGGGCCACGCCCAGCCCGACCATGCCGTCGGCGTCCAGCGTGCGCGTGGTGTTGTCGGTCAGGGTCCAGGTGACGGAATACGCCTGGCCGGATTGCTTAGCCATCCATGCGAGCTGGGTCGCGCCGCTGATGCGCTCCTTGTCCGCCTGGTAAGCGCCGCCGTCGTAGACCACGTCCTTCGCTTCCGCTACGGCCCTGGCCAACTTGATGCGGTTCCAGGCGCGCTCCTTCGCTCCCTCCAGCGTGTCGCTGGCGTCGACAACGCGCTCCCCTTCGAAGAACGGAGATGCATCGAGCGTGACCAGCGCCTTCTCCACCTCCCCCAGCAGGCTCGGTTCGTCGCCGGCCAGTTGATCGACCGGCACGGCGACGCGCCACTGCCAGGCAATCGGCAGGCCGTCGAGCGCGGCCTCTTCGCTCGCGTGCGAATTCACTGTCACCAAGGCTGTATTGGCGGTCAGGTCGACGGCCAGACTGATCGCGCGATGGTAGTTGATCGTGATGCCGTTGTCGGCCTGCACGTTTTTCGTGATGGGCATTGCGGTCCTCTCAGGGGAATTTGGTGTTGTCGATGACGGCGAGGCGCGAGTAGGCAGGCTTGGAGGTTGTGACTACCCCCATGCCGCCCGGCACCTCGGTGAAGCTGTCGGAAGTGCCGCACCGCTTGATCTGCAGCTGGCTACCGGATGCGGCGAACAGCGTGTTGTAGGTGATGATGTGGTACTGGTAAATCTCCTCGGGGCTGCCATCAAAAGGCGGGTAGCTACCATAGTTGTACGGGTAGGACAGCGTGCTTCGGGTCTGCGCGGCGATGGACTTGTTCGCCATGCTGAACGGCAGGGTGATGGCTGCATCGCAGTTGTTGTTCGGGTCGTACAGCCCAGGAACCGCATTCGTCAGGATCAGCTCCGTCTCGTAGGTGTCCCCTGCCAGCTTGAGCATGCGGACGCCCGCGTCGAAGCACAGCTTCTGCGCGTCTGTCCATATCTTGAGGTTAGGCACCCGGCTGCTACCGCTCGGCCAATTCAGGTCGACCCGACCGAAGACACGGATGTAGAGGCCGGGGAGCGATCCGCTGTCACCTGGGTTCACGATAACGGTGACGATCCACGCGTTGGTCCCACCTGAACGAAGGCCAGCCATCGCCACGCCCGCCTTCCCCAGCGCCTGTTGATAACCCTGCCCACTAGAGTCGGCCACGTTGTAGGGGATGTCGAAGAAGATTCGCGGCGTCCCTACACACGACACCCAGATATCGTAGATGCCCTGGGTCGCGGGAATCGCTGCTTTCGACAGGTACCCATACCCCACGTAATCACGCGTGACGGTCAGGTGACCTCGCGAATTCTGGACGTTGAGGACGGCCCCTGTCATAGCGACACCCCCGAGAGCATGATGGTCAGTAGGCCTGGAGCGATAGGATAGGCTCCCGTCGTGTCGTCGATGAATACGAACACGACCGGCATGGTCCCGGAATAGGTCACTCGGCAACTTGGGATCAGGTTGCCGGAGATCGAGCCCGAGCCGTAAGGTGCGTCGATGTAGGCCATGATCTTGCGTCCGGCCAGCTGCGGGTAGGAGAACGTCACCTGGCGGTTTGCGTCATAGTTGGTCGAGTCCACGACTTGCTCGGCGACGAAAAACAGCACATCGTCGGTCCAGGAATCGAACAGCACTTCGGAGCCGGCATCGTTGAGGACACGGATCGCTGGGTTTGCCATCAGAAGAACCCGACCTGAACCACCGGCACGTTCGCGGAGTTGAACAACTGCAGGCCGTTGTCGCTCAGCTCCGAACGCTGGCCGCTGCTGGCGGTACGCAGCAAGCCGATCACGGCACTGAGGGCCGACAGGCTGCCGATGCTGGCCTTGTCGATCAGGGCCAGCTGGATTGCCGCAGCAGCGATATAGGTCGAGATGTTTGCGGCCGTCATCTGGCCATACAGGTTCGAACCAATCGTGGCGCCGACGGTGGCGTTGTCTTGCGGCTTGCCGGCGCCACCGACATCGTTCCAGTTGCTGGACGACAGAGGTCCGAAACGTACACCGCTCAGTTTTCCGCCAACATGGCTGAACGAGCTGTCGAAGTACAACGGAGCAGTAATAGGTGACGCAGGCGTGACAGTTTGCAGCACAATGCCGTTCTTCAGCCAGCGCACGTTCACGCCGTCATAGGTCACCATCAGCACGTCACCTGCGGCATAGGAGTTCGAGATTACCTTGCTGCTGCCGCCATTCTGGTAAGACCAGAGTGCTCCGTCCGACCGCAGGTACATGGCATAGTCGATGCTGGTGAAGTTGCTGTCTGCAGTCTGGTCCGTGTTCAGGCCGAACATGATGGCATGGGTGTTATCGACGGCCACCGCCGACGCAAAAGCACCTCCGGTATAGCCGTAAGTGCTGTAGGCGTCTGAATCAAAGCCGGAGACCCCGGCCGCCTTCGTCAGGTTGTTGCCACTGACAGCAATACCCCGGCCTACCAGCGCGATGTCGCTAGTGGCGTTGTCGGCCGGCTTCCCGGTACCGATCACGTTCCCCCAATCCAATCCGGTGCCGGCACCCAGGATGACATTGCCCTGCGCATCCTTGATGGTCAGCCCACGGGTATCGATTGCTTCCGGCAGGATCGATCCCTTGACGAACACATTCCCGTTCCAGACATAGTCGACGGTCACCCATGCGCTGCCGTTATACATTTTCTGGGCCGAGAAAGTGCGGTCCGCCTTGTACAGGTTTACTATGTCCCGGATCTGCGGCAGGCCGTATCCGGCGGCATTCAGTGCTGCGGCAGCTTCGCTGTCCGACCACGCACTGCTCGAAGTTACTGCCGAGATGTCGACATTGCCGCGCACCCCTTGCGGGCCTCGCGCGCCATCGGCCAGTTTCGTGACCGTCGCTGTTGCGGCCCAGACCTGGCCGTCGACGGTGATGGTCGCGGTGACAGTGCCCGACACGGCCGAGAAGTTGGCCAAGTCGAGCGTGGCGGTGTTTCCGTTGACGGACAAGGACATACCACCCGTCCACGACCAGGACACGGCGCCGGTCATGTTCAGGAGCGTTACGGTGAACGTGAAGGAGCTCGGCGAGGCGGTCAGCCCGTTTGCATCCATCTTGAATACTGCGTTCGGCGGCGTGAGGAACATCCCGCGATCGTTCGGCAGGCTATACCGCGGCGTCGCGCTCATGATCAGCACGTCGCGGTCATTGACGACGGTCGCCATTAAACAGTTACCTCCAGGGTTGTGCGAAGGGTGTCCCAGTCAGCCGTGCGCGACGTCACCAGCCCGACCTTGCCGGCGGCGAGGCCGAATCGATTGCTGAAGAGCTTTACGGCCTGGCCCAGCTCGGTCATCAGCTGCGCCGCGGTTGCCTCGAAGCGGTAGGTTGTGCGCGGCACCTTGACGATCGCCAAGCGCCGATTCGCCTCGGTCTGGGCATCTGTTTTGCGCAGCAGGCAGGTCTCGACCATGTCGGGCTCGGCGTCGAGCTTGTAGGCTGCCTGTACCGCCGCGTCGACGGCAGTGACTGACAGCCACTCTTGCGCGTAAAGTTGCTTGTGCGCGTCCGGTAGCGAGGTCTGCAGCTTGTCCTGCACCGTCCAGTTCCGGCAATAGCCAATCTTCACGGCTGCTGCCACCTCTGTGCGGTTGACGATGCTGATACTCCGGTCGAGCTGCTGCGACGGCCGGATCGCGGTGGTGGCCGCCGTCGGGATCGCGAACTGGATCAGGCGCAGCTTGCCGGTCATCGACGGCGCCAACTGGGCGCCAACGCTGCTGACCAGCTGCTGGCACGCCACCAGCACGTTCGTCCGGTCGGTCAGGAACAGGCCGACCGGCTGCGGGTTCGCAGCGTCGAACGCGGCCAGCTGGGCTGCGTCGAGGTCCGCGGCCGTGAAGCGGGTCGTCGCCTTGCCGCGCTGCGTCACCAGATACTGCACCAGCTGACTGATCGTATTAACGTAGGTGCCATTGAACTTCGTTCCCTGCGCGCTGCAGGTCACAGTCCCGATTCCGACCGCTTCATTGAACACCAAGCGACCTGTGGCGGGGGTCACTGTGACCGCACCGCGCGGCTTCCCGTCGGTGCGGACCTCGATGACGCCCTCGTTCGCGACGTCGCCGAAGGCGTACTCCAGCGTGTTCGGATTAGTCTGCACCGGGCTGATGTTGCTGCACTCCCCCAGCAGCAACGGCACCAGCGCATCCGGGTTGGTTGCGCTGCCGCCGATCTTCACGTCGGTCACCGGCGTGTTCAGGCGCTCAAGCTTGTTCGCGAGGCGCAGGTTCAGCCGGTCGCGCGACTTGCAGCCGATGTCGATGATCGTGCCGGCGAAGACCTGGCGAAAGTCCCCACGGTCCCAGCGCACGTCGCCAACGAAGGCGTTGATCGGCTGGTTCGCCCAGACATCGTCCAGCCAGGCATCGAGCGAACCGTCACCGTTGTAGATCTCGATGTCTCCGGCCGACAGCGTCGCCCCCGAATCCATCGAAATCGACTCCGTTACCTTCAGCCCCCTGGCAACGACAGCCTTGTACGGTGTCGCCGCCGAGGCGATATAGGCTTTCGTCGACAGATAGCGCGTAGTATCGACGCCGGCGCTCTTGACGCCGACCTCGAACAGCGTCACCCGCTGCGCGCCCGAGTCGCCCAGCCAAGCGGAAAACTGTGCATCCGTGATCACTTGATCTCCCTGGTCGAATTCGCCTCGGCATAAGCGGCATCGGTGATAGCCTTCTCGACACCTTCCACTACCGTTTCAGCGGCCTGCTGAGCGCTTGCAGCGCCGGCCTGGATGAGGTCCCCCGTCCGCCTGAGTGCCTCCGCACGCAGAGCCTTTACCTCTTCTCGCAGCGCCTTGACCTCCGCAACCAGCGGAGCCATGTCCAAGGTGCCAATTCGCGAGTAATCGATATTCGGCGCATACACCTGCGGGAATATCGGCGTACCCGCACCAGTGAGCAAATTCGGCTGTTGCTGCACGCCCTGGGCAATCGTCGTCAACGTCGCACTGATGTCCTGCAGGGTCGCCGATTGGTCGGTCAATGCGTTCAGGCTGGCCTGCGCCACATCCACCGAATCGCCGGCCCATCGGGCCAGATCATCGTTAGTGCGCATGACGGTCGCAAGGTCGGACGAGTAGTTCGCGTCCCCACCGTTGAGCTTTTGTGACAATTGCAGGAAGGTTTGCTCGATCGATTGCAGGTTGCCCTGTGCGTTCGCGTCGCCAGCGTAGGCTGCCTGACGAGTCTTTTCGAACTGTCGGCGCGCCTCTTCAAGTTGCTGCTGGGGCGTAAGCGTTGACAGGTCTCCCAGCAGAAGGCTGTTGTTCAAACCCGACGCCGTCGTAGCAAACGACTGCATTTGGCTGATGAGGTTGCCCAGACTGGTTTTTGCCGCATCCTGGGCAGTCTTTACCTTCTGGGCCGTCTGTACCTGGTCGAACAACGCGCGATTGGTTTCATCAAGCGCGCTGCGCTGCTTCTCCAGCAGCTCGGCCGACGTCAAGGTCAACTGATCCAACTGATTTTGCAGATCCTTGCGCTCATCGGCGATCTGCGCCTCCGTCTTCAGCAACGAATCGGATGCGGCGTGTACTTGGGCGAACGCGTCCGCCAGTTGCATCATCGACGTGAACTGTCGTGCGCCGGCGTCAGTCGTTAGATCGAGAGAATCTACGACCTGCTTGAATTGCTCGCGCGTTGTTACCCATGCCAATCCCAGGCTCGACATCGCCTCATCAACAGCCTTCCTCACAGGGACCAGTTTCTCGCCCTCGCTCAGGTAATTCTGGGCATAGGACGAAGCCCATGAAGTGAGGTTCGATGCGCTGCCGGCTAGGTCGATCAGGTGCTCCCGCGCTGCTGCCGATGCGATCCCGGCGGCGCCAAATGCCTCGATGGAGGTCTTGCCGACCAACTGCGCCGTCTGTGTGGTCGCGCTGAAGTCGCCTGCCAGCCGCTCCAGCACCCCCGATGCGGTCTCGCCCGTCTTAGCGAACTGCAGAATATTTGGCACCAATGACGTGGCCAACTCGTCGCTGACATTCGTCAGCAACTTGGTGATGCCGTCCTCGATTTTCCCGTCCTTGCCGAGGTCGATGTTGAAGGCCTTGGTATAGTCCTCAATCGAGCTTGCATCGACACCCAGACTCGCGGCGAAGCCCGAGGAGACCGCTTTCAACTGGTTGAGCCCGTTCGTCAGCGCGGCGATCGTATCCGACGAAAAAGCGGTGCTGTCGGTGCCATTCTTATCGGACCGGAACCAGCCGCCATTTTGATGCCACTTCGAATAGCTGCTTGCTGTTGTGCCGTTGCTAGAGAGAGTGCCGCTGATACCTGTAGTCTGAACTTCCTTGCTGCCCATGCCGAAGGCGCGGTTAGCCAGCCCACCAAGCGCTCCACCAATGGCTGCACCAATCGGGCCGCCGACAATCGCGCCGATAACTGTTGCAGTGTTAGTGACGGCTTGGCCGTGATTCATACTGTAATCGCCAGCTATCGCGTTACCGATGTAATGACCAGCGAGCATCCCAGCGCCGTAGCCCGCCGCCGTGCCAGCGTAGTTTCCTGCGGTTGCCCAGGTCGAATTGACGCCTAACGCTTGAGCACCTTCGCCAGTCGCTGCGAATCCGTTCATCCCATGGCCGAAGCTCTGCAGCGCGTTAGAGCCCAAGGTGGTGCCCAGTTGAGAGATGCTGTTACCTATGGTCGACCCGAGGTTAGCCAAGCCGCCGCTGAACGCCTTGTAAACGCTGCTAGCAGCGTTCGCTGCATTGATTAATGGATTGGCGCCTGCCGAGCCGGCCGCCGAACCGACGCCAGAAGAGATGCCCGGGATCGAAGGCCCGCCTGAGCTCAATGCCGAGCGAATGTCCAGGTAAATCGGCTTTGCCGCCATCTGCCACAGCCACTCGAACAGACCGTTTCGAAGTGCCTGTTTCGCGCGCTCGGCGGCCGACTTGGCGCCGTCTTCAATGCTCAGGAAGGTATCGTGCGCGGCACTTTCGATGCCGTCCCACATCTTCTTCTGCTCGTCCAGCTGTGGCTTGATCGACTGGTTGCGATACCATGTATCGAATTCCTCCTGCAGGCGTTTCTGCGCCTCGGTACCGTCGCCAGCCAAGGCGATGCGCTCACGCCACACCTGCGCATCGAGCTCGAGCGTGGCAGCAGCGCGCGCACGGTCGTCGGCGATGTACTCGAGGCCGAACCTTTTGTTCTCCTCTGCCAACTGGGCTGCGTAGCCGAGCGCCTTGGTCTGGGCCAGGGTTGCCTGCTCGGCCGCGATACGGGCTTTCGTCTCAGCGTTCAGGTCGGCGATCATCTGATCGGTGATCGGCTTCTTGGCCAGGCGCATCTCGGCCAGCTTTTTCTCTTGGTCCGCCTCCGCCCGCACCTTGACCATGGCCAGCTCGCGCGCGTCGGCGCTCTTGCCGTACATCGAGTACTCGACGGCGAGTGTGGCTGCCCCCAAGCTGCGGGCTTGGGTGCTTGCCTGGATGTACTTAGCGATGTCGCGCTCGGCGTCGCGCAGCTTCAGCGCCTGCTCCGACGCGGCCAAGTCGACCAGCGCGGCGCGGGCGCGTGCCAGGTGCGCAGCGGACAATTTCAGCTTGCCCGACGCCAGCTCCTGGTCGAGCTTGATGGTGGCCTTCTGACTTTCGGAGGCATCCTCGCCGACCTTCAGTTCGACCCGGTTCGCATCGGTCTTTTCGCGGATGGAGCTGATCAGGCTCGCAAAGGCCTCCCTTTCCTTGTTGGCGGCCGAGGTCGCTTCCTTGCCTGCGTCCGAGCTCTTGTACGTCTCGACCGCGAGCTTCTTCACCAGCTCGACATATTCGGCCTGGCTGATCGCACCCTTCTCGAGCGCGGCCTGCATCGTCTGCAGGTCTTCCAGGTATTGCTTGTTGACGCCGGTGAGGCGCTCACGCACGGCTACTAGATCTTTCGCAGCCTTGCCAGTAGCGTCGGTCTCGTCTTGGGCCGCTTTGTTCTTCTGCAGCGCGACCGTCAGATTGTTGTACTCGAGGCCGAGCGCGTACAGCTGCGCCTGCTCAGCGACGCTCAGGTCGGTGTGCTTCGACGTCAGGTCATTGATCTGGGCGAGCACGGCCGCGGCGCGATCGGCGGCCGGGCTGGCTTCCTTGGGCGAGACGCCGAGCTGCTTCTGCAGCTCGAGGCGCTCACGCAACTTCGCGGTCTGTCTATCCAGCTGCGCGATGATCTCGGTAGTGCTGGTTTCGGTCTCCTGGACAGCCGAGGCGTTCGCCTCCTGCTGCTTTGACTGGTACCAGCTCCAGGCGGTGGCCGCGACGCCCAGCACGGTCACGACGGCACCGATCGGGCCGCCGAGTAGGCCCAGCGCCCGCGATGCCAGGCCGGCACCGATTCCGGCCGCGGCCTGCGCTGCAGCGACGCCGCGCGCGGCGGCCGCCTCCGCGGTCTGGGCCACGGCGATTTGCGCGCTTACACGAGCTGCCTGCTGGCCCAGGACGGCGAGCTCGGCCAGCGCGGCGCCGCGGACCGCCTCGGCTTCCGCAAGCTCTCCGGTAGCAATACGCAGCGTACGCAGGGCGAAGGTCTGCACGCCTGCCGCCGTAGCGGCCTGAATGGCTGCCTTCGCCGCGAAGATACTGGTGTTAGCCTGGGCCAACCTTGCCACCGCCTCCTCGCGCGCGATGACGATGGCCGCCTGGGTGGCCGCGGCCTGGGCGCCTGTCGCCACGATTCGCGCCAAGTCGGCCTGCGCCGCGGCGACGGTTGCTGCGCGGCTGGCCTGGTCGGCGGCGATTTTCTTGTAAGTCTCTGTGGTCCAGGTCGTCAGCCAGTTGACCGTCTTGACCGCGGTGATGGTCGTGAGCGCACCGACCAGCAGAACCAGATTGTTCGAGAGAAGGTTAATTCCGCCAGTGATAACTGCGACAGATCCATTCGCCTGGGCGTTTGTCGCTGTGAACTCCAGTACATTATTCTTGAGCACTTGGAAAGCGCCGCTGATAGTCTGGACTTGCTGGGCCTCCTCGCGCAACTGGCCAAGTGACTTGGGCAGGACATCCGCCATTACCTGAGACGTGATCAGACCATCCGACGCCATCTGCTTGAGTGCGCCGATTGGCACGCCCATCCCGTCGGCCAGCGCCTGCATTAAGCGGGGCGCAGCCTCGTTCACGGCGTTGAACTCTTCGCCGCGCAAGGTCCCGCTGGCGAACGCTTGGGACAGCTGCAAATTTGCGGACGCTGCCTCCTCTGTGGTGGCAGCACTGACTTTCAACGCGAGGTTCACCACCTCGGTGATGTCCGCCACGCGCTTCTGGCCAATTCCGAGTTCGTTGGTGCTCTTGGCGATCCGGGCGTACAGCATTCCGGTACTACCCAAGTCGGCCTGGGCATCAGTCGCAATCCGCTTTACATCGGCGTAAGCTGCAACATAAGCATGGGTGGAGTCAGTAGCCAGACGCAGCTGTGACGTCAGCTTGGTGTATTCGTCCGATAGCTGGACGATCTGCACCAGGCCGCCGCCAATCCCGACGCCAGCCGCAAGGTTGCGCATCGCGCTTTGCACCGTCGACGACAGGTTGTTCATCGACTGAGCAACCCCGTCGATCTGTCGTTGGGACAAAGCAGCCCCGTCCACGCTCATGCTGATTACTGCGCCCTGACTCGCCGTGTACGCCATGCTCTATTTTTCCTTGTTCCACTCTTCCAGCGCGGCACCTTCCATGGCTTGAATCGCCGCGAAGTACCACGCCCGATCCTTCTTCTTGAAGCCAGCGTTCCTGATGCAGACCTCTATGCCTGGGTAATCCAGGCCCGTCCGATAGCCGTTATCCGTACGCCATTGGGTCTGTACCGACAGCCAAAGGTTGAATGCGGGGACGTTATTCGGCCAGAGGTGGAACTCGTCCTCGATTTCGATCTCAGCTTCGGGGATCAGGCCAAGGGACTTGAAAGCCTTGGCCAGTTGATCCTTCGGATCCGGCTGCTCCGGCCCCGGGATGCGAAGGTCACCACGCGCCCAGAGGCGCGCGGCTTCCTTCAGTTTTTTACTTTGGCCGCCGCTTCTTTGAGGTAGTTGCGGGTTGCGATATCAATCACGCCCGGGGTCTCGAACATCACTTCGAGCGCCTCGCGGCAGAAGGTGGCCGGCTGATCCTGATCATCGACTACCAGAGTCTGGTCCTTCCAGCCGGTGATGATGTCCAGCATCAGGGCCTTGATGTTTTCGTTGGTGGGCACGCCGTTGTCGCCCTTGATGCGCGACTGGAACTCATCTTCGCCCAAACGCTTGGCCTGGAGTGTGAAGTTGAACGAGGTGACCTTGTCGCCATTGGCGAGGTCGAAAGCCATGGGAATGGCCAGAAAGGCTGCTACGGCAAGTTTGAAAGGCATATTCTTCTCTCGGTTGAGGTTGTCAGATTACAGATGGACGATCCGCCACTCGTCGTTGCCGTTCACCGGCATGAAGCGCAGGTCGTAGCCGATCAGGCGCTTGCCGTTGCGGTCGACCTTTTTCGGCGCCAGGAACTGGACGGCCGGGGCGAAGACGATGATCTTGTTGCCGGTCGTGGTCCCGATGGTGATCGCCAGGCTCTGGGTGGTGTTGGCTTTGACGCTGGCCATCAGCGCGACTTCCTGCGCCGCCGTCAGGTCGAGCTCGATGCCCCCGGTCGATTCGCGGTCGGTGATGTCGACCGTCTCGGTGCTCAGCATCGCGTTGTAGCCAACCTGGTTACCCGCCTTCAACTCTAGGCCCGTGCTCGAATAGACCGTGCCACCAGTGAGTACGCCAGCGGCGTACGTCGCGCCCAGCGTGATGTCGATCACATTGGCCTTGGTCATCGGGACCGGCTTCTTCCAGGCAGTGAATGTGCCCGTATCGGATGTCGCACTGATGCCGCCGTCCAGGCCAATCCAGTCGAACTTGAGCAGCGGGCGTTCACCGATCTTGGCCGACAGGGTGAAGTCGCCCATGGTTGCTAGCAGCTTGTGCAGGACGCCGTCGTCGTAGTAATTCTGGGTTGCCGACTTCATACCGCTGGAAACCGGGGTGTACTCGACGCGGGCCGGGGTCGCCAGGACGCCTTCAGCGCATGCGCAGGCCTGCAGGAGCTTGCCCCAGGCTGGCGCGGTGCCAGCAGTGCCAGAGCCAGCCAGCTCGACCGAGTAGCTCATCTTGATGCTGGCCGGACCCACCAACTGCTCGCTCGCGCCGAACGCGCCACGGATCAGCGAGCGATCAATGTTCTGGGCGTCCAGCGGGGTGATGCTGGCGTCGCTGATGAGGATGGCGTTGGTTGCACCGGTCGGGGCGGCGTCCGTGCCAGTGGTGGTCTCGATGGCCGCAGTGACGAGGGTATTCTTGATGTAGCGAGACATTATTGGGACTCCTCATCGGTATAGTCGGTCAGGGTTTCGGCGGCCGGGGTCGGCTCCGCCACGGGCTCCGGCGTAGCTTCGGGCACCGGGTCGTTAGAGACCCATTCCCGCTTGGCTTCGTCGAAGGTCCAGGAACCGCCGCCCGGAGGCGTCGGGATGTCGCGCGCGGACGCGCCTTGATTGTTGTTTTCGGTATTCATAATCAGTTCAGGGTTCCGTTTCTGGTTTCGTGCTGCACGATGTAGGTGAGGCAGACCCACCCGGTCTTCTTACCTTCGGCAGTGTTCTCCGCCTCTATGCCAGCGACAAACAGATCGCCCACTAGACCACCGAGCGTCGTGTCCTCCGCCAAGCGCGCGAACACCGCATCGAGCAGTGGGTCGACAGCCACGTCGCCGGTTTCTGTCGTACTGCGCGCAAAGCACTCGACCGAGACCTTCGTCGTCCAGTTGACAGGGCCGCCATTGATGACAATTCGGTCCGCCAGACCCTGTTCCCACTGGACGCTAACGGCTTGCTCAACCTGCGCCGGGATGCTGTCCGGGCGCGATCGATAAACCTTTGGGCAGACCGGCGGATTCGCCTGCAGCGCCGAGACAATTGCGCCAACGATCTGGGAGAACTGCGTGCTCATCAAGCCAGCTCCAAGGTGAGGGTCGTCAGGCCGGTTCCGTCCGGAGCAGCATGGCGGATCAGGTACGGCACACCGTCAACCTGGACCAGCTGTTCCGCGGGCTCGACCGGGACTGCATTGGTTGCCACGGTCACGGTCGGGCTGGTGTCTTCCGCCCCAACGCCGAGGCTCACCACGGTCGATGGATCGTTGAACATGCCGGGCACATCCTCGGTGCTGCCTGCAAACCGCACTTGCGCGTCCGCCAGCGTGTTCAGCACGCTGGCGTTCGTCATGGCTTTGAGGCGAGCGAAGGACATGCCTTGATCAGCGGATGGTGCCGTCCAGGTAGACGCGGGCCGTCAGATCACCGTTGGCCTTGTCCTTGGTCAGGCAGCCGACCAGGGTGTTACTGGTGGCAGTGGTGGTCAGGCGCTTGTTGGCAGCGTCCCAGTACATTTTGGTGCCAGCGGTGCCGGTATCCGACGCCAGGGCGGTAATATCGAAGACACCTTCGGTCTTGATCTCGACCGGAGTGGCGTTGGCAGCGTCGCAGGCGGCGACGCCGAACAGGCTGCCCACCAGCGCGGCCATGCCGCTGGTCAGGGCGTACGGTGCGGTCACCGTGACGACTTCGCCCGATTGCACGAAATTTTTCATCTGTTGTCCTATTGGTAAAGTTGATCCGATGCGTCAGCCGATGAATCAGGCGCCCACGCCCTTGTACAGGCCACGGTGGTCGACGGCCTTGGCGGCGAAGTCCAGGCGGCACTTCCAGGTGACGCCATCCACTTCGAAGCCGACTTCGCTTTCGATGACCGGACCTTCTGCGCCGTCCAGGTAGCAGTACTCGACGGTGTCGATTTGGCTGTTGCTGCTGGCCAGGTACCAGGCGGTGGAGCTCACGCCATCCAGAATCGGCTCGACGATCGGATCCAGCGCGGTACGGCCACCGGCGCGGAACTCATTCACATCGCCCTGCTTGGCCGGCACGTAGTTCGCGCTGGTCAGCTGGTAGGCGTCCTGCTCGAGGTTGACCGGCACGATCAGGAAGTTCGGGGCCAGGTTCAGCTCTTCGTTGGCCAGGCCCTTCTGCAGACGCATCGCGGTGCGGCCAGCCTTCAGGGCGCTTTGCTGCAGCGCCGAGCCGGCGCCGGTCGCGAGGTTGCCATGGGTCGCATCGAACAGCGCCGTGCCGTCGCCCATCGTCGGGTTGGCAGTCAGCTGGCTGTAGACCAGACGGTTTTCCAGGCGGCTGGAGCTCGCGCCGAAGGCGGTGACCAGGCGCTCGAACGCGCGCAGGTCGTCGTTGATGATGGCCTGGCGGGTCAGCGACACCATTCGGCCGTAGGTAACCAGCGCGTAGTTGACGCCGGCGTCCTTCATCGTGCCGTAGGTGAACTCGCCGTGCTCGTTGGTTTTCAGCAGATCGGGCGCGCCGGACAGCTGGACGAGGCTGATGTTCTTGAAGTCCGGTGCGTTCGGAGCGCGGCGGGCCCACTGGCGATAGGTGCCCTGGTTCTCTTCGTAGGCCGAGCGCATGCGCTTGTTGGCCACGTTGGCGAAGATGGATGCGAAATCGCTGGTGCTGTGCATGCCCGAGCGGTACTGGAGCACGTTCGTTGCCAGGGTCATGCGGTCCATGCCGCGGGTGTTGACGCCGCGCGCTTCCAGGAAGTCGCGACCGATTTCCAGCAGGCTCATGCCGCGGTACTGGCGACCGTTGTCGGTCAGCTTGGTACCGGCGTGGATGCGGTGCATCATCGCTTCTTCGATCCCGGCCAGGCGCACCTGGTGTTCGTCGGTGACGACCTGGATGCGCACGTTGGTGTTACCACCGCCAGTGGTGGTGTCGCGAACCAGCTCGTCCAGCACGGCCTGACGCGCTTGCTCGATCGAATTGCCGCTGCGGATCAGGCCAGCGGCCAACTTGCTGACGCCGTGACGGGCGCACAGCTCGGTGATTTCTGCCGCACGGGTGGCGGCAGCTGCTTCGGCGGCGCGGACGGCGGCATCATCGCCGCCAGCCGGGGTTTCGGTGGTCGCGGTGGTGGCCGACGGATTTGCCGGAGCGGTGCGGGTTGCGTCGCTGGGCGCGTTGCTCGGTGCGCCCGACTGGGTACCTTGAGTCGACATGGAAGATTCCTGGTTGAGTTGAGATTGGGCGGGCGCCCGGGTGATGAATTCGCACGGCATGCCACCTGCTGGCTGCTCGCGGGTATTCGCATTGGGGTCGGCCGGGACGGTGACGAAGCTGATTTCGTACGGCTGCCATTCCACGGCGCGATACAGCGGAACGTTGGCCCCGTCTTCGCGGTCGGTTGCAGGCGTGATTTCGTACTTGCGAACGACGTAGCCGAAGCTGATCGATCGGATGACGCCAGCCTTGATGTCCCCGACCTTCCCGGCCATTTCAGGGCGGGTCGACAACCGCAGGGTCGCGAGCCCCCGGCCACCTTCGATGCTGCCTTTCGTGGCCACGCCCATGATCGAGTCAACGCCACCGTAGACACGGTGGTTATCGATCACCTGGACGACACCAGCGTCGAAGCGCGACATATCGACAGCTTCGGTCGATACGACCAGTTCCTCGTCGAAGTAGGTATCGCGATACCAGTCGTACCGGCGCACCAGCGCACCGGTATTCGTCCAGACGCATTCGATCGTGTTAGCGGCCTCGTCATAGGTCGAGGGCTCCAGCACCGCAGAGCGGGTCAGCACCGGCATGTTGCTAGTGCCGTCCTGGGCTGGGCGGTTGGCATTCGGCTGAGCAGTTGGCGTTGTCATGGAGCCATTCTGCTCATTGCCCAGTACCAATTCTCGGAAAAGTGGAACAGTTTTTACCGCTGCCTACTTCTTTATTTTCGTGAGGTAGTACCGTCCATTGTTGAGCGTAAGTTCAGCCTCTCGCTTTGCATCCTGCCGCGCCAATGAGGACGATCCATCAGGCGCTCCGGTCGCCTCCAAATCACTTTTGGAAGCATCGGAAGCCGAGCCATTTCTCACCCGGTCCCGCGCCGCTATCATGTCTGATACGTTGATCATCAGGTATCCACCCTGTTGAACCAGGTGGTTTTATCGAAACGTTCGCCGTTCTGGCACCGGACACGTGCGCACCAGTTCCATACTTCCGGAGGGTCGCTGTCGATGCCTCCGAGGAGGACGACAACATAGGTCCGCTGTATGTCATCTACGGTTTCAACCTGCACAGACGGCCCCTCCAGGACTTCGACGCCATTCACGATGAGCTCGACCGCTCCATCGCCGGCCATCGGAACCGTATTGCGGTCGGCCAGCTCGTCCGTGATATCCGCCGCATAATAGCTTTCCTCATCCGGATCGCGGTCGACCGTCCATTTCGCACCTACTTTGACTGGGACTTTTGCACTCATTTCTTCAAACCTCACTCTACTTCCGCTACCTTCGAAAATGACTACCCTGCCGCCGCTACCTTCAAACACGACTACCCGGGTGCCGCTGCCGTCGAACGCGACGATCCGATCCCGCGCGATCTGAGAAACATCGACGGTAATGTCTCCAGGCGCATGGGTCCCGCCCTCGGCCAACACAGCCGCGGCTGACGCTATCGCCACAGCGATGCCGTTCAAGACGATCCCAGTCGTCAGCGTGGCGGCACCCGCCGCCGACACTGCGGCTGGTCCACTGAGCTTGATCAAGGTGGTCAGTGCGCCCGAGCCCCCGGACTGAGCCACCGCAGCACCCGTAAGCGCTGCGGTTGAGCCGGCGATTAATGCCCCTGCAGATGCAAGCGCAGCTGCGGCGCCATGCAGTTGAATAGCCGTCGACAGAAGGCCTGCTCCGACAGCCTGAGCAATAGAAGCGCCAGCCAGGCGCACGCCAGTCGCGAGAGCGCCGGCACCGGAAGACGCCGCCTGCGCAGCGCCGGACAGAGAAACATCAGCAGCCGGCGCCGCCGGTGCCCAGGCCGCAGACAGTGGCGAGGCTGCGATAGGGTCGAAAGCGAGCATGCTCTCCCCTTATGCAGTCAGGCCGCTGTAACCGGTGGGAGGCGTGTACGCGAAGGCGGTCGCGCCAAAGTTCATCGTCAACTGCGCGCCGTTCGCATTGGTTGTCACCATCGGGTATGCGGTCGTAACGTCATTGAAGTTGGACGGGAACGCCATTTGACCTTGCGACACTCCGTTCTTGAAAAACTCCATCGTGCGGCCGGTCATATCGAGCGCAATGCCGATGACGTCGTTGGTCGTGTAGGACGCTTTCGAACCCTGGTTCGCGTTCAGGTTGTAAATGGTGCCGCTGCTGTAGTAGCCGACGGAGTCACCCTGGCTATCGAAGCCAGCGAAGTTGTTAAGCGCGACCGTCGATGCACCAAAGCCGACCATGACGGACGTGCCCGCAGTGACTTTGGATTCCCAATACCATTTACCGGACGACTTGCCGGTGTTGGCGCGCGCCGAGCGGAACCCGGCGACGGTGCCGGTCGCGACCAGGTTACCGCCAGAGATTGTGATCGACGAGTCTTTATCGGTCGGGCTCATGGTGGCGTACGCGACGCCGGTACCGGTGACGTTGTTCGTGACGGCGACCGGACCGAATGCCAGTACCTTGTTGCCGGCGGCGTCCTGCAGGTCGCTCGTGCCGCTCGGCGTGTAGCTCACGCTGGCGGTGTTCCCGACGACGTAATTCGCGCCCATCGTCAGATTGACGGTGCTGCCCGAGACGGCCACGCTGGCGATGCTGGTCTGTGTACCAGTGACGGCGAACGCGGAGGTCGGTGGGTTGCCGGCGGCCAGGGCTTCGTTGAACGTGATCGTGATGACGTTCGGCGCCGCGTCCGCAATAACCGGCGTGCCGGAAACGGTCGGAGCCGTGGTGTCGCTCGCGGCGACGTTGTTGGTGATCGCGAACGTCGCGCCGCTGGCGAGCAGGTTGCCGGCGGTATCCTTGACCGGGTTGGTGCCCGGCTGCGTGTAGACGACGTTAAGCACCTCGCCGCCTGCGAACGGAGTCGCCAGGCTCAGGCTCATCAGGTTGCCGCTGATGCTCGCGGACGATACCGCGTGGCCGGTGATTGCGAATGCCGAGCCCGCAGGCGCTGCTGTCGCGTCCAGCACTTCGCTCAGCGTAAGGTTGACGATGCTTGGCGTCCCGTTGGCCACTGTGGCCGCAACGATTGTCGGCGCGGTCGTGTCCTTGCCGACAGCGCGCTTGGCGGCGGCGACGGCCAAACCCATGCGGGTACCCATGATGCGGATCCCAGGCGCAGTGTAGTGGACGTCGGCGGCCATGCCGCTGACCGGTTGGATGAACGCGCAGCGGTCAACCTCGGCGGCGACTTGCTTGTGCGCCAGGTCGATTCCAGTCTCGCCGGTGTGCGCCGCGATGCCTTCCGGCGTCATCGAGCTGATGATGAACCAGGAGTTCGCGGCGCCGGTGATTCGCGAGCGGAAGCCTGCGATCAGGGCCTTCAGGTTCATCGCGTACTGCCATTGCGGGATCGGGTTGGCCGTGCTCACTCCGTCTGCCTCGCCTTGGGCCCACAGCACGCCGACGACGCGCGAATTCGGATACATGGCTTGCGCGGCCGTCACAGCGAGGTTCGTATCGCTGATGGCGCGCTCGTAGTAGGTGCCGCCCGGGTTGCCAGGCTGCCACACGCTCCCAACCATGGCGGTCGATCCGACGGCGACCGGCACGAGCAGCACTTTACGATTTTGCGGCACGGTCGACAGGTAGGCCTTGGCGAACCAGGTCGCTGGCCCGGTCTTCCCGGTCCGCACGCCGTTGGGCATGTACAGCGGATCGGCGCCGGCGATGATCTGGCGATAGCTACCGGTATCAGTAGAGGAATTTGCCCATTGCGAGATGCGCGGGTCGCCGACATCGATCAAGGCGTCAGAGGCCGGATTACCTTCCATGTTCGACTGCCCCGCGCATAGAACGATGTCGAAACCGGCGTCATTCGGATCCAGTAGGCCGGCGTTAATCATGTCGGCAGGGATTACGCACATCGCGGTTTTTGTTCCTGCCGCGAGCGTCACGTCTGCGCCATTGGCGGAACTGGCGAGAATTTGCGTACGCGTTAGAGTCCCGGCGTCGGTCAGCGTGTACATTCCCAGCATCCACGCGCCGTTTGCATCTGGGCCCACCTTGACCGGGATTCGGGTCGCACCGACGGCCAGACCGCTGCCCGCAAACGTGCGAAACTCGCTGCCCGCCGCGCCAGCCAGCCCGATCGTAGCCGTGCTGGTCGAGGTGGTCGTTTCTTTTACGAGGTCCGCGATATTCATGGTCAGTTATCGATCTGGTAAGTCAAAGCGCCGGCAGGGAAATACGGAGCCGGATCGCCGTTGTTGATAGTCTTCGGTGTGCCGAGCGATGCACGGATGATCTCGGTGCCGCCGGTCAGAGAATCGAACACGCCCCATTCGACCGCCTGCCCCCAATCGGCCGTCGGCGTCGGGAACGTGATCGTGTTGTTGTTCGATGTGGTACCGCTGGATCCGGTCGACACGGTCGTGGTACCAGCGCCCTGGGTACCGGCCCAAGCTGCCAGCGTCGCAGGGACAGCCACGCGGGCGTACGAACCACCCGAGACTTCCGCGCCGACCGAGCCGTCGGATCCAGCAACTTTGATCAGGCCCACATAGTGCGTCGACGGACCACTGCCGGCAGACGCAGTGCTGTTTGCCAGACCGAGAGCCTGACCGCGGAACAGGAAGTCGATGAGTTTGTTTTCAAATGCGTCGGTATTGGCGCTCATAGATAAGTTCTGGCGTGAAATTTAGTTGATCAAAGAGGTCGTCGTTGTTGAGGTCCGGCGACGATGGCGGTCATTCTTGAGTCCCGGCGTCGCTTGGGTTCCCATTCGTTGGCAAATTCCCGCGCTGCAGGAACAGCAGGACATCGAGAATTCCCATCTCGCGAAGCTTCTCGATATCGCCTTTCAGCTCTTGGAAGACGACGTCAGGCTCATAACCACGCTGCCTCAGCTTTTCACTGATGCTGGCAAGGCCGCCACCGATCTCCGCGAGGTCGGCCTTGACGTCCTGCTCCGGGTTCACGTATTCCCATTTCGGGACGCTGAAATCGACCTTATAGTCGGGGGTCTTGATCTTTCCGGCCAGGTAGGCGGCATCGACGAAGGCTTGATGGATCGGGCGTAGCAGCTTCGGGATCAGCACCAAACCCTGCATCGCCTTGACGGAGCGACGGTAGGCGAGCAGGCGCACGCGCGCGCTGCTGAAGTTCACGTCCTTCATATCGCCGGTGAGGACCTCGTAGGGGACGCCCATGCCGGCAGCAATGATGTGCAGCTGCTGCTTCACGTAGTCGACATAGCCTGGTGCAGCCTTCGGCTCGACCACGGTGAAGTTCATCCCGGCCGGCATGCCGAAGATGTTGCCGCCGCCGAGCTCGCCCAGGTCACCTGTACGCCGAGCCTGTCCCTCGCCAGTATCGCCCATTGACGCCGGGTTCTCCATGGTCGTCATATCGCCGCTTGCCAGCACGCTCAGACGCGCTTCCAGATTCTTGCGGGCGAGTTCAGCGTCTTCGTACAGCTGCAGGTCACGCGTACGGGTGATCACCGGCGCCAGGCGAGTGAACCCGCGGCCTTGTCCGGGACGCTGCGGATTGAACAGGTGGATGATGTTCTTGGCTAGCACGCGCTGGCTTTGCGAGCGTCCGCGCGCCACGGCGACGTCGCCAGGATGCTCATCCCACAGCCAGTAGGCCGCGACTGAGCCGAGCATGTCGTACTCGATTCCGTTGATGATACGGTTGCCGTTGTACGTGCCGGTACGGGAGCTATCCAGCCAGTCGATCTCGAGTAGTTGCAGCTGCAGCGGCACCGGCAGACCATCGCTCGCACGTCGCCAGCGCAGGCGAACTAGCACCTCGCCGTCCTGCTCCATGGCTACGTAGGCAGCCCGGGTCAGCCCGTAATAGTCGAATCGGCCGTCAGCGTCACAGACCTGCGCCCATTCCGCAAATAGTTTGTTGATCGCGTCCTTGTCGCGCCCGGTGGCGCGCGGGATGATGCCGTCGCCAACGGTATCGGTGGCGAGCCCATCCAGACCGGCCAGGATATACGGCACGTTCTGCACCAGAGCGCGCGCCTTGATGCGCATGGTCTTGGCGTCGGCCTGGTGGTCGGCATTTGCGCTGGCGCCGGCACGGCGTGGCCGCCAGGAGTCGCGCGGGCTGGCCGCCTCGTAAGCGCGCTCAAGGCGCTGGCGCGCGAAGTGGCGGGCGAGCGCCGCGTGGGGATTGACCCAGCCAATGACTTTATCGATCAGGCTTGGCATCAGTCGCCCCTTGAGGTGGTAAAGCGAAATCCGAAAACACGCGGTCCGGGCGGCGCGCCGCTCTGGTTGAGAACCCGGGCGACATGGTCGCGCGCCTTGATCATCGCGTCGGTGGTCTGGTAGCGCTGGCGGCGACCGTCGAATTCAACCTCCAGGGTACCGGAGGCGATTGCCAGGTCGAGAGCGTCGAGGTCTGCTTTAGTAAGTGCCATGACGCCAGCCTAGCGGCATGGCTGTACCAATTCTCGGAAAAATGGGACGCTATTTTTTCGGGCCGGCCTGCTTGATGATCCGGTAAACGGTAGTCCGCCCGATCCCAAGCCGGCGAGCGACTTCCGTCGCATTCCGCCCGTTGAACATGCACAGCACCTCCTTCGTCAGCTTTTCCCGGGCTGCCTGCGACCGGCGCGGAATGTAGATCTCGATACCACTAAACTCGCGCCGCACTTCGTCCTTGAGCTGCGCCGTGCGCGGTGCCAGCGCAGGGAACTCCTCCTCGATAAACGCGAAGATGGCGTCGACCAGATCCGCATTGTCGAACACTTCGTGGCTCACCACTGCCTCCCGACCGGGCGACGTGGAACTGGGGACTGCGGCTGCGGCTTCGAGGTCGGCCATGGGTCAGGACGTGGTGGGTTTGCTTGGGTGGGCGCCGGTGCCGTAGAGTCGGCATCGGCATCGGTATCGGCGGCAGCCGGTGGAGGATCCTGGAACAGATCGCGCGTGTCCGGATCCACGAACTCGCGGACCTGCTTCCACTGCGCGGCTGTTTTCTTGTGAAGACCCAGGTAGTGGGCGCAGGCGACGGCGTAGACCATCAAGTCGCCGGCCTCGTTGCGGTCATTCTTTTTCTTTTCCCAGACCCGCACCTTGCGGCCGCGCTTGTACACCGTGATGCAGTATTCAGCGGTCAGCTGCTCGTAGTATTCGATCGGCAGGTCAGCCGGAAAGTGGATCGCTCCCGGTCCGCTGTCCAGCCGGTAGCGCGCCGCCAGGTAGTCCTTGGCCGTGTCGGTACCGATCAGCCAGAGCTTGGCGCCATGTGGCATGCTTTTACCTTGCCAGTTCACGTCGACCAACGACGGCTTTGCACTCAGGATCGGCTTATTGAGCGTCGAGGCGCCCTTGATCGCGTAGATGTGCCGGTGCTGGCGGGTGCGGGTGAAATTGTAGACGTCGTGAGTGTTCGCGCCGCCGGAGTCGATGAAGGCGGCCGAGACCGGGAGCATGCGCCCGCCGGCGTGGCGGTAGCGGCCGAGCAGCAGCTGGTCGAGGCGATCCCATACTTCCTGCTCGGATGGCGAACCGAACAGCACTTGGTAGTCGACGATCCAGCCTTCCATGCCCTCGCCCCATGCGGTGACTTTGGCCTCAAGTCGATCCGGCTGGGTGTCGACGGTACAGACCAGGATCAAACCGTCCTTCGGCACGGTGCCGACCTTATAGTCCTCAGCGCGCGCCTTGAGTTCGCTCGCCTTGGTCTGCTCTTTCTTGCGTTCCCAGCACCGCGCCAGCCTGGTGTTGTAGAAGGTGATCATTAGCTCTTCGCTGCCCTCTTCCAGCTTGGCGCGCGCCGCACGGTACTCGCGCAGCAAAGCGGACCAGGTGATCCAGCCGTAGGGAGCGAACAACGCGTTGATCGTGAAGCTGACCGTCTCGCCATCACCAGGCACGCCCTTCGACCACAGCCCGCGCGCGAACATGCGGCTCTTGTCGGTTTCGTAGTGCACTGCGCCGCATTCGACGCACGGGTAGATCGCGCGGCCGGCTTCATCTTCCTGCAGCCGTTCGAACACCAGCGCCTGCTCATGGCCGCAATGAACGCACTCGGCCAACGCCTCCTGGCGCGTCCCCTGAAGGTACAGGTTCTCGATGATCGACTGGCCGGTAATCGTTGGCGAGCTGGGGAAGTAGCTCTTGCGATTGCGTTCGAACGTGCTCTGGCGCGCCTTGGCTAGCGCGACCGGGTCGCCCTCACCGTTGACGTTGGCCTCGGCGCGGTCGACCTCGTCGAAGAGCACGCGACGCGCCGGGATCTCCGACAGGTTTGCCGCTGCCCCTGCGGTGACAATGTGCAGGGCCCCGCCGATGTATTCCTTGGTATCGAGGGTATTCATTTTGTCGCGCGCCCGCGGCGCGGCGACTCGCTCACGCACTTCGGGCACAGCGTCGATGGTTTTGCCCACGCGCGCGCTCGTACGCTTGGCCAGCTTGCCGGTCGGGAGAATCCACAAGAAGTTCGCCGGCGACTGGTGGACGGTCGAGCAGAACCAGTTCAGGCCCACCTGCGTCTTGAGCATCTGGGACGCGCCCATCAGCGCGACAACCTTGCACCAGTGCGAATCCGACAATGCCTCCATGACGGCGCGCGCGTGCGGCGTGCGGCTGGTGCGGTACTTGCCCGACTCGTTCGCCCCCGACTCCTTTGGGATGATCATGTAGCGATCGGCCCATGCGTCCACGGTCATGTTCGGATCCGGCATCAGGCCGCGGGAGAACGCCGGGCGCACAATGTCGGCGGCGAGAGCGAGAGCGGTCATTCGTCGATCCCTTCCAGATCGGCGCCCAGTTTTTCCCCGAACGTGTGAGCCATGCTTTCGAGCAGCAGGCGGTGCTCGCGCTCAATCACGTTTTCGCAGTCGTCGGCATTGCCCAGCACGGCGACATCGGCAGCGATCCGGCGGGCGCAGTTCATGAGCCCATCGCGCAGCGCGCGGGCGATCTCAAACACGGCCGAGTCCACGTCGCTCTTGAGAAGGAACTTTCCTGCAAGCTCGGCCAGCTGCAGCTCGGCCTTCGCAGCCTCCGCTGCCTCCCGGCGCGCACGGCTGCTGTCATACCCTGGCACTGACGCCTTCGGCGGTGGTTCCGTACCTCCAGCCCCTCCCGCGCCCGCCACACCCGCGGGCTGCGCCCCACCAGCCGGAGAGGCGGACCGGTTGCCGTTCGCGCGCTGGCGGGTGTTTTTGCGGTACAGGTGCGTCGCGTAATCGGCGTCGACCTGACCATCAGTCACCGGGATCTCGCAGCGCTTCACCGCCTCGTACGCGGACTGGCGTGAAATCCCCACGGTCTCAGCCCAGGCAGCAATGGTTGTCAGGTTCGGCATGTGTTTTTGGTACGTTGTCAGGTTATCTGTCAGGAAATTGTTTAGGCACTCGCTAGTGCGATGACGGGGCCTGAATTACCCTTGCCGCACCCTCCTCCGGAAGAACCTAACCCCGGGGGGTGGGCCGGCCCGGCCCACCGGGCTACCGCCGCATGCGGGCATCCCCCACCGCCTTGGCCCACTCGGCGTCGAAGTGGCGAGGGAACTGTGCGTTCGCCACGGCCTGGCCGACTTCGAAGAAGCGCAGGCGCGGCCGGTAGTTCACGGACTGGACGAACAAGAACACCGGCTTGATCGCACTGCCATGGGCGAAGGCGCGCTTGAGGTAGATCCCGGGCTGCAGGCCGCGGCGCACCCGGACCAGCGCAAAGTACGTCACGCCTTGGCGCGCGATGGTGCGGTTCGATCTTGCGCTGCCAGTGGCGCGGGACTCGTGGCCGGAACCGCGCTGCACCTTCAGCTGAGACAGGATCTGGGTGATCTGGCTGCGCTTCACATTACCGTTGCCATCCAGCTGGGCGCCCGCGGCCGGCACGGCGAACCAACCCGAAGGCATCAGGCCGTTTCGCTGCAGCAGGCGCTCCATGCCCTTAAGGCCGCGAGTGCCGCCGTAGATCTGCGGCAGCAGGAAGCGATCGGCCGGCGTGCCCTTGCCGAACGGGTTGTCCTTGACCCAGACGCGCGCCTCCAGGTTCTGTTTCGTCGCAGGCTTGAGGAACGTGCCGTTCAGGGCATACGCAGTCGGGCGGTCGAACGCGGTCCGCATCTCGGCCTTGATCGCTGCCTGGGCGTCCTTGGCCGTGCGCGTCAGCGAGACCGCAGCCACGAATGGAGCCTGGCGGCCCAAGTTCCGCAGGCGCTGCGCGACTTCGGGGAAGTTGTCTCGGATGGTCAGCTGCATGATCAGGCCCCTTTACGTGGGTTATCAAGGTAGAGACCCAACCCTGTTACGTTGAAACCCGCATGAACACTGGCTTTGAACAGGGTTAACAGGGTTAACAATGTTTTCTTCATGCGCACGGGAGATTTATTAATGCTGTTCTGTGGTTGGATCGACTGCGAGAAAAGCGACGTGTGCGCACGCGCGGCCCCTGTTAACCCTGTTAACCCTGTAGAACCCTCATGGATGCTAGCTTTCCGGCTATCAGCCTTCGTCGCGACCGTGTTAACCCCTGTTAAGCGATAGGCGTGCATGGCTTATTCCTTGATCTCGGCAACATCGCGGAAGGTCTGGCATTGCTTGCTGAGGGGCGGAGCAGCCTCTTTCTCGTCAGTCCAGGGCACATGGAACACGGTCAGCAGCTTCTTCTGGCCGGTCGGCCCTTGAGTGACCCACTGACGGTCCTTTCGGACGCGCTGGGCGATCAGCTCGGCGAACTTGGTCATGCTCACCTGGCGGTACCCGTACTTGTTGCAGTAGCGCGAGTACACCGTGTACAGGTCGGTCGAAAGACATGAACAGTACGGCGCGGCCAGCTCACCGCTCTGCCAGGCCAGGTAGAACAGCTCCCAGTCGGGCCGGCCGAAGTTGATCATCCGTTCCTTCGACGACGTCATGATCGGCTTGGTATGCGGCGAGAAATCTTCGAGCGGCAACTCAAGCAGGTAGGCGTAGAAGGCTTCGCTGAGGCCGTTGCCGAGCGCGGCCTGGATCTCTTTCAGCAGCACGGGATCGAGGGGATTGCGCGCCTCGGTCACCAGGAAGCGCCGGTCATCCGGTTCGATCGGGACCGCCTGGAACTCGTTCGAAAGCATCACCACGTTCATGTGGTTGGCTTCGGTCCGGTCGTCCTTGAATTTCTGGGTCACCATCTGGTCGCGACCGGTGATCATGTGCTTGATCAGACCGAAGTGGCTGTACTTGTCCTGCCGGGACAGAATCTCCTCGAACAGCACGAACAGCTTCTGCGATCGCCAGTGCGTGTACTGGGCATCCAGCTGATGCTGGCCACCGGTGGCACCGTGCGCACCGTAGATTGGCTTGACGATCCCTTCGAAGAACAGGCTCTTGCCGGTGCCCTGCTTCTCGCCGAAGAACAGCATCGCGGTCTGCATCTTGGCGCCGGGGTTCTGCAGCGGATAGGCCAGCCAGGAAAGTGCCCAGCGGAAGATCTCGTCGCAGTTTGGCTCGCTGCTGCACAGGCTGTACAGCAGGCCCAAGGCCAGCTGCGCCTTCGCCTCGTCCTTCTTCGGCTTGAGCGGGAACCCCTCGAACATGTTGATGTGCGTCTCCAGGTCGACCTTTTGGGTCGGGTCGAACACCAGCCGGTCCAGGTCGACCTCGCGGCGCATCGGATGCTCGAGCCAGCGCGTTGCGAGATCGCTGCCACGCGCCAGCGACATTGCGTCGTAGGCGATGACGGTGCGCTTCTCCGCGTCCCATACGGTCTTGGTCCCGTACAGCAGCGTGTATCGGCTCAGCATGTTGACGATGTTGTCGACCCCCGCCTCCCCTGCTTCGACTGCGACGCCACGGCGGGTCGTCGGCAGGTTGCGCGGGCTGATCGAACGACGGTCAGCATGCTCCAGCCAGGCCTTGGCCACGTCCTTGCCGACGGTGTCCTGGAAGCCGGCGCGCTTCATGCGAAGCTTGTTTAGCGAGTCCCAGACGTCCGTCGTGCCCTGGATCAGGGCGCAATGCGCGAGCGCCCACTCGATTGTGAATGCACTGCGGGTTATCGGCGCGGTCTCGCTCTCGGAAGGGCTCGGGGAACTGGTCTCGGTCGCGGGCGGCACCTCGTCGAAGTGCGTCGGGATCTCGGCATCGTTACCCGGCGCGCTCTCGCTAGAGAGGGCGCGGGAGACGGCAATCTGGATCTGGTCGCGTACGACGTCGAGCGATTCGGCCAGGTACAGGTCGTTGAAGTCCGAATCCTTGCTGTCCGGTGCACGGTTGGCGAACTGGGGCGACAAGACCGACGCATTACCGACAACCTGGGCCGCGGCACGTGCGCGCGACAGGCCGGCATTCTCGAACTTCCGGCCCGGCAGCAGGCGCCGGCCGCAGTGAGCGCTGGCGTCGATGTAGTCGGTGCCGGTTGCGTCCTGGCGCAGGATCGCGCGGACCTCGACGATATCGCCGTTCCGAGCCTCGACCTTATGATCGGCGCCGTCGACAACTGGATCCCACTGCGCATCGAAGTGCTTCTCGATCGATTCACGTAGCCGGGCGACGATACGCATGTCGTCATCAGCGAAGAACAGGATGTGCGCATTCGGGAAGTCGGCGCGCAGCTGCTGCGCCACGGGCAGCAGGTTACCGGCATTGAAGGCGACCGCCACTGGGATCTCGAACTCAGTCGCCATCCGTACGGTCTCGCCGGTGGCATAACCCTCGGCGACGCCGATCAATGGTTCATCGCCGCTGATCGTGCCGAGCAGGCATGCGCCGCCGACCATGTCGGCGTCTTTGTTGAAACGCTTCTCCCCATCGGGGGTGATCTTCTGCAAGCTGCTCATGACCTCGCCGTCGTGGCTGTACTTGCGCACCGGGACCAGCAGCTCGCCTTTATCGTTGACGCGAGTGCATTCTCCGCCCACCTGCTTGCGCTCCAGGTACCCGTGCTGAACGGTCTCCGTTGCAGCGGCCCACTGCGCACGAGCGCGGTTTGCGGCAAGCTCCGCCAGACGGCGCGTCTCCTGCTCGGCTGCGCGCTGCGCCTCGGCCTGCTTACGCTCCGCCTCGGCTCGTTCCTCTTGGGAGACGCCACTCCAGTCAATCGTGACCGGGACCGCGTTGTTGTCGTCGCCATGCCAGACACCGAAGCTGCCGGTGACGACGCTGCGACCATTGCGCAAGTCGATTTCGCGCAGGACATACCATGCCTTCTTATCGCGCCCGAAGCGGTTAATCTTCCCGTTCAGCAGTGGGTGCCCGACCGGGAGGGTTGGGAGACCCGCCGCGCGCATCTGGTCGATGACCTGGTCAAGCGTCGCCATGCGTGCGCCCTTCTTCTTTTTCGATTGCCGCCAGCGCGAGCGTCAAGCGCGCGAGGATACGCGCCTTCTCCGCCGGAGTGCGCTGCACTTCGGCCGGTTCGGTCATGGGGTGTTTGGTGAACGTCGAGCCACTGTGGCTCAACATCTGATTGACTGACTCAGCGGTCATCGTTGCGCGCCTGGTTCGCGACCGCTGGGCGGCAGTAGACGAAGAACATCAGGCCCTGCAGCTCCTGCAGCAGCTTGTGCATCTGTTGGATGATGTCCTCCAGCTTGGCGCGTTCGCGAGCATCGATCTCGCCGTCCTTTTTGGCTTCGGCGTAGGTCTTCGACAGGGTGCCGAGCTCGCCGACCACTTCATGAAACTTCGCCTCCAGATCCTCACCATGGGCGCACTCTGCCGTCGGTAGGTCGACATACACGCCGCCGCTGGCGTGCGCCACAGCCTGGGCAAAGTGCTTCGTGCCGGCGTAGGACTGGATCAGCAGCGCGGTATCGACGCGCATGCCAGAACCCTTCACTTCGTACACGCGCGCTTCCAGGGCCGACTTGGTCAAGCCCAGTGTCCCCGCAGTGCCATTCCAGCCGTGCACCTTGATCATTTCTTGGTACGCAGTCAGCAGTTCCATGGTCTTTCCTTCAAACTCTTGGGTTTTGCAAATTAACTAATGTGAATAGGATGACAAGCAGAAACCATTCCTAACACCAATTAATTTCCTATGTGCAACTTTAAAATTAAGCGAAACCGCTTCTCCACCGAGAAGGCAAGGACGTTGACTCGTCAGGATTGGCGCGTCGAGCGCTTAGCCACGGTGGTTGTGCGTTATGGGAGTGGAAAGCGCCTGATTGTTCGGGTGCTCGTCAGTCGCACGGCGCCCAAAATTCGGTGTCGACAACTGAAACAACTCGGGGTGCTCGAGCTTTACCTTTGCCGGGATACCCCGTTCCTTCCAGTTCTGCACTCGCTGCACGGTATAGCCCAGCCTTCTGGCCAGCTTTGCCGATCCGCCGAGTAGCTCGATGCTTTCTTCGTCTTTTGACATGGTCCGCTGTGATAGTGGGATGCAGCTCTATTAAACACCATGTTTAACTTGCGAGTCAACAAGGCGTGTAACACATGTTGTTTACTACGGCCGATAATTTCAATATGCACATACAAATGGAACGGCTGTATCAAGCGGCCAAGGAGCTCAAGGGCATCCAGACCAAGGCCGAGCTGGCACGCGCGCTAAATCAGTCCTTCCAGACCGTCAAAAACTGGGAGAGCCGAGGCATATCTATGCCTGGAATGATCACGGCCCAAGCTGAGATCGGTTGCTCAGTGACTTGGTTAGAAACCGGGGCTGGGCCCATGGCGGTTGCGGGGCAGTCGCCGCAACCACGAGTTGCGTCGGAGTCGCCTTTCATCGAAGGATCTGGCGATATCAAAGGTGCGATCCCCGTTCGGGTAGGCGACGAGCCCAACACTGTCCAGATCCCACGGGTCAAGCTTCGACTTCGGGCTGGCGTGTCTAGCTTCGACACGGAGCCGGACATGAACGGTGATGGCCATGAAGAAGTCCCGAGCTCCGTGCTGGTAGCACTGCAGCTGGACCCACGAAATTTGCTAGCCATGCGCGTACGCGGCACCAGCATGGAGCCTATGCTCTTTGAAGACGATGTCGTCATCATCGACAAAACGGATAAGCGGCCGATCAACAGAGAAATCTATGCAGTGAACTTCGAAGGCGAGGCCTGCATAAAACAGCTGCTATTTCGACATGGGCAGTGGTATTTGAACTCGCTTCATCCAGATCATGGGCCAGTAACCGTCAAGAGCGGACAGTGCAGTATCGTTGGACGAGTTGTCTATCAGCCTGGTCGTGTTGTTACTGGAAGGCTATAGGAGCCTTCTCACCCCAATTCACTTTACTAAGAAGAGCTACAGCGAAAATGAATAGACCGCTGATTGGAGCAATATCACTTGTGGCTGCTGGCCTTCTTTCCTACGGCACCTACCGCTACAACTACGATGCTTGGGTAGCGTTCCCAGCGGCTCACAAGCCGGTTTTAGATCTCCTCAAAGACCCAGCCAGTGCACAGTTTCGTGAAGAGCGTTTTGGGCAAAGCGGCGCGCTGTGTGGCGAGGTAAACGCAAAGAATGGCATGGGCGGCTACGTCGGTTTTAAGAAATTCATCTCGCTCAGCGCAACCCAGAACTACATTGAAGGGGATGGCGTACTCGGCAAGTGGCAGCATAACGATGTGATCACCAAGCTTGAGAAGGAAACTGAGAGACTAAAGATGTATGTGAAGTGGAAGAACGAAGGCATTGACCTCCCCAAACCCTCCGACACCGAACTCAGCGACCTGGCGAACAAGGACCTATTCGAAGCTCGATGGAAGGAGTATTGCGACTTCGTTACCACATAAAGCATCACAACACGCCTCCCAAGCCCGCGCACTGCGGGTTTTTTTTCGTCTTGAAACCGCAAATCTCGGCACGTATTAAACACCTTGTTGACACGCACACTAAACACAGTGTTTAATACAGCTATCGAAACGACCCCAACAGGAGTTCTTGATGGCGAAGCCAAATCTCAGAGTCCCTACTCGCCCTGTTAGTCAGGGCGCTATCACCGCCACCACCTTATCCGAAAAAATTGGGTGTGCTACCGAGATCGCCCGTGTTACTCGCGAGACCGCTGACGCGCTCAAGCAGTCGCTCGCTGCCGGCCAGCCGCTGACCACCAAGCTGATCGTCACCAGCATGGCCGAACGCCTGCGCGACGAGCACGTGATTGCCGACCTGGTGCAGCGCTCGATGAACGGTGAAAATGCCTTTGCCGCCCTCACCCGCGAGATCATCCGCGAAGAGGCCGAGCAGATCGCCCAGTCCGCGATGGCTGCACGCATGACGGAGGTCGCATGAGGGCCTTCTTCGTCACCGCTCGCACCGCAAGCGGCCGCGCCGAGTACTTCACCCGCTTCGCCGCGTCCAGCACCGAGGCCGGCGAACAGGTGCGCAGCCTCTTTATCGAGCCCTGCGGTATCACTGTCGTTCCGGGAGCCCGCTGATGGATCAGTCGATTCGCCTGCGTACGGCTGAGGATGATCTGGCCGACCAACGCGCCGCACTGACGGAGCTCGTTACCGCGTCACGCCCAGTCACGAGGCCCATCCATGACCGCCAGGCTGATCCTGCGCCCAAGGCCGGTCGCCGCCGCGTCAATCTGATCCACATGCCGTCGCCACAAGTCACTTTTCCTCCTGACGGAGCCTGACCATGACCGCTAAAGAAACCATGTCGGTGGCTGACGCGCTGCCGCTTATCGAAAAATTGATAAGCGCTGCCTTCAACATCCCGCGGGATCCGCGCAGCGACGCCTACAAGGTCGGCGCCCGCGAGATTCTCATGTGCCGCACGATAGGCACCAAGTACGCCTGCCCGTACAAGCTGGGCACCGCCGAGGCAGATGCGTTCTTCGCTGGTAGCGACGAAGGGAACCGCATCTGGCAGCAGCACCTGAACAGCGGAGCCTGATATGCGCCTCATCGCCATCTACCGCTACTACCGTTCCTGCGGCAACTCGCGCCGACACGCTCTCCGCCGCGCTTATCACCTCCTGGTGAAATGACATGGACACCATTGCGCCGGACCGCGCCGCCCTCGAAGTCGCGCACAGCTGGCTTCAAACGCCAGCACCGCTCGACGAAATGCTCAAGATCCCTGCTCTCAAAATCATTTTGGAGCGGGTCGCCCGCCGGCACATGCAGCGCCGCAGCCGGGTCGACGTGAAGAAGCTGCAGGCTAACGATAAAGAGTGAACGCGCAGGCGTCACCCCACAAATAATGGCTTACGCAAACCACATGGCCTCCCTGAAGGCCGCAGCCGAAGACAAGAGCAACCCGAACGTGTCGAAAACGACTTCGTTCGCGGTCAACCCGCAAGCGCTGGAGGTCGAGGAAGGCTTCAACGCGCGCCCGCTCAACGCCGAGCACGTGGCCGAGATGTCGCTGGCCTGGCGCAATGGCGCGGTCTTCCCTCCCCTGGAGGTGCGGGTGGAGGACGGCCGCATCCTGATCGTCGACGGCCACCACCGCCACGCCGCGGCGCTCGACGCGATATCGAAGGGCGCGGAAGTCCGGACGCTCGATGTCCGCCAGTTCCGCGGCAACGATGCCGACCGCGTGGCGCACATGATCAGCAGCGCATCGGGCCTGCCGCTCACCCCGCTGCAGCTGGGCGTCCAGTACCGCAAGCTAATCGGCTTTGGCTGGACCGAGAAGCAGATCGCCGACCGCGTCGGCAAGTCCGGCCAGCACGTGAAGGACATGATCGTCCTGGCCGAGGCGAATAGCGACGTGCACCAGGCAATCAACGCCGGCGAGGTAACGGGCACGACCGCGGTCGCCCTGGTGAAGAAGCACGGCAGCAAGGCCGGCAAGGTCATCCGGGATGGCGTCGAGAAGGCCAAGGCCAGCGGCAAGACCAAGGCCACGCCGAAGATGTTCGCCGAGGCGAGCGTCGACCAAGCCGGCAACAAGATCACCGTCGAATGGATCCCGGTCGGCATCAGACTGCCGGACGACGACATCACGGTTCTGGTCGCCCTCAACGACCGCGACGTCTCGCAGATGTATCGCGACGGTCTCGGATGGCGCGCGCAGGACGGCATGCCTATCGAGCCAGAACGCGTCACGCACTGGATGCACTTGCCGGAAGCACCCATCACCCACACCACCGAGGAGAAGACTCAAGCATGAGTACCCAAGCATTCGCCGTGTTTCTGCAGGACCTGCGCGACGGCCGCGCCCATTCCGAGCTGTCGACCGGCCTGGCCGATCTGCTCGCCGCCGTGAAAGACACGGGTAAAGGCGGCAGCCTAACGCTTCAGTTGAAGGTCAAGCCAGGCGCTCGTGGCAAGGACGTCGACAAGGTCGTCATCGTCGACAACGTCAAGGTCGACCTGCCTAAGCCGGAACGCGGCGAGGACTTCTTCTGGGTCACCGACGACAACGAGCTCTCCCGTAAGCATCCTCGCCAGCAATCGCTCGAATTGCGCGAAGCGCCGGCCCCTCAACCACTTCAATTTAAGGAAGCGAAATGAACGAAGCACAGAACGCGTCGGCATCCGGCGGCATCGCTGGCCAGCTGGCCACCGCAGCACTCCAGCCCCAAGAAGTCCTGAATATCGACAAGTCCGCGATCGAGAAGCTGGGCGCCCTGACCGTCGCCGCGGCCGGCGTCCGCTCGATGGGCGACGCACACTTCCTGGTCCTGCCGCCGGATTACAAGCACGTCGACGTCACCAAGGCGATCGAGGCCGCGCTGCCCGAGCCACACCGCAAGAACGGTGTCGTGGTGTTGTCCGATCTGCCGAGCTTCCTCAAATACGTGGTCGACCAGGCTGCGCCGGCCAGCTGCTACATCTACGCCCATCCGGATACGCGCGCCTTGGTGGCCGTGCTGAACGACCATGGCCAGGGCTTCGCTGGCATGCCTGCGTGGCGCGACTTCCGCGTGAGCTACACGGCAGAGCTGAGCCGCGAGTTCTCGGCCTGGTTCAATAACGACCGCAAGGTGATGGATCAGGAAGAGTTCGCCGTTTTCCTCGAGGACAATGTGGCCGACATCAGCGAGCCGAGCGGCGAAACCATGCTGCAGGTCGCGCTGACGCTGCAGGCCAAGACCGAGGTCGCCTTCAGTTCGCACCGCCGCCTCGACAACGGCCAGGTGCAGCTGACCTACACCGAGAACATCGACGCTCGCGCCGGTGCCGGCGACATCATGATCCCGCGCGAGTTTGCACTGGGCCTTCGCCTGTTCAAGAACGGCGAAGGCTACAAGGTCCGCGCGCGCCTGAAGTACCGCCTGGGCGCCGGCAAGGTGAAGTTCTGGTACGAGCTGGATCGCGTCGAGAACGCGATCGAGGATGCGTTCAACGCCTACGTCGGTAAGGCGCGCGAAAGCGGCTTCACCGTCCTGATCGGCAAGCCGTAAGCCAGGAGCACGCCATGCGTCATTTCCACCACCGTCCTCAGTTCCAGCCCAAGGCCAACATCCCGATGGCCGGCGAGACCCGCGACCGGCTCGCGTTGGAAATCCGCATGGCGGGCGAAACCCTGATCAACCGCCCGTCCATCGACGCGTACAACACCTTGTCGAAGATGTTCGCATCCCTTCTCCGCGCCGGCATGGCCGACAACCTGGTGAGCCCTGGTTCCAAGATCATGGGTGCCATCTGCGACCGCTACGAAGAGGTCGGGAGCATCACCGTGGAGCCCGAGGAAGCGGCCGGTCTGCGCCAGGCAGTCGCCGATATCGACGCCAGTCTGCATCGCATCCCGCTGCAGCGGTTCGCACGGGCCGTGGCCGAGGTTGAGGCGTTCACGGCTGTGGTCGACTCTTCCTCCAACGAGAAATAGAACATGAAGCGTGATTTCTTCAGTCTGTCGCTCGATCTCGGCCAGGAGCTGGTGATCGACAACTTCGCCGGCGGCGGCGGTGCCTCCGAAGGCATCGAGCAAGCGCTCGGCCGCGCGGTCGACGTCGCGATCAACCACGATGGCGAGGCGCTGGCCATGCACGAGGCCAATCATCCGCTGACCGCGCACTACCGCGAGGACGTGTTCGCCGTGCACCCTGGTTTCGTGACCCGGCAGCAGCCGATCGGGCTTGCCTGGTTCAGCCCGGATTGCAAACACCACAGCAAGGCCAAGGGCGGCAAGCCTCGTGAGAAGAGGATCCGCGGCCTTGCCTGGATCACGCTCAAGTGGGGCACCTTCCAGAAGCCCCGTTGCATCGGTCTGGAGAACGTCGAGGAGTTCCTGGACTGGGGACCATTGGATGCCGAAGGCCATCCGATCAAGGCGGAGAAGGGGCGCACCTTCGGCGCATTCATCGCAGCGTTGTCGACTGGCTTGGCGCCGGAGCATCCGGACGTGCAGGAGATCTACGACGCCCTGGGCGCGGACTTCCCGATGGAACGGCTGTACGCTGGCCTCGGCTACAAAGTCGAGTACCGCATCCTGCGAGCATGTGACTTCGGCACTCCGACGATCCGCAAGCGCCTCTTCATCTTCGCACGCCGCGATGGCAGGCCGATCGTGTGGCCCAAGCCGACCCACGGCAATCCGAAGGCGCCTGGGTTCGCCAAGAGCGGCCTGCTGCCTTGGCGGACGGCAGCCGAATGCATCGACTGGTCAATCCCTTGCCCCAGCATCTTCGGTCGCAGCAAGCCGCTGGCGGAAAAGACCTTGGCACGTATCGCAAAGGGCGTAAAGAAGTTCGTCATCGACTCGCCGGAGCCCTTCGTCGTAGGCGGAGAGCAGATTGCTGCGCCCTTCATCACCGAGCACGCGAACGGCTCTACCCAGCGCGTCTTCGACGCCCAAGAGCCGCTGCGCACGCAATGCGCCGAGATCAAGGGCGGTCACTTCGCCCTGGTGTCAGCGATGCTCGCAAAGCACTACGGCGGCGTGACCGGCACCGATGTGCGCGTACCCTTTGGCACCGTCACCACTACCGATCATCACGCAGTGGTCACCAGCACGCTGGTCACGCTGCGCAATAACCAGTTCGGCCAGCCGCTGACCGAGCCGCTGCCCACGCTCACCGCCAGCGGCACGCACCTCGGCGAGGTCCGCGCGTTCCTCATCAAGTACTACAGCGAGGGTGGCCAGGACCAGTCTCTGACCGAGCCAATGCACACCATCCCGACGAAGGACCGTATCGGCTTAGTGACGATCCGCGGCGAGGATTACGCCATCGTCGATATCGGCATGCGCATGCTGACGCCGCGCGAGCTGGCCCGGGCTCAAGGCTTCCCAGACACCTACATCCTCGACGCTATGCACGACGGCAAGACGCTGTCGAAGAGCGCGCAAGTGCGCATGATCGGAAATTCCGTATGCCCACCGCTTGCCCGCGCGCTGATCGAGTCGAACTTCGCGCACGAATACCTCATCGCCGGGAGAGCAGCATGACCGGCCCGGTCCCCAACAGCCAAGACGAGCCGCTCGACGTTGAAGCTTTCGCGCACCAGTTGCGGCTGCTGAAGTCCGCCCATTGCTGCCGACCCGTGCTGTACCAGGGCAAACACCAATTCATCAACGGCCTGACGCTTCACCACAACGGCGGCCGGATCGGAATGATCGTCTGGCTGAAAGGCATCACGGACGCGATCGACAGCTCGGACGTACAGATCAAAGCGAACTCGCAGAGCGAGGAGAAAAACGATGTTTAAGAACGACTTTGCAAGTCGCCACGAAATTGACGACCAAGTGCGCCGACCTCTCGCGGCCCGCATCGCCCAAGACTTGCGCGTGCTACACCCGGGCTGGACCGAAGAAGAGATCATCGCGGAAGCGCAAGCCCAGACCATCGCACAGCTGCAGTGGAAAGAAAGGATGGCAGCATGACAAGCGAAACCACGATGAACCTCACTTCAGGCGATGTGCGGAAGCTGCGGCACATGCTTGGCGCGACCGAGGGATATTCGCGCCGCGACTATGGCTTCCGGAACTACTACGCCACCGGCGGCGGCGAGGCGACAGAGGCAATGGAGCGGCTAGTCGTCGCCGGCTTAGCGACGAAAGGTGCCTCAAGCACGAACATGACCTATTACCACGCAACCGTGAAGGGTTGCGAACTGCTTGGGTTTACCAAGGCGCAGATCCAGCGCGCATTTAAGGACTGATACCATGAATACCGAATTCATGCTCTTGGCCATCTACAACAAACCGCGGCTGACCTTGAAGGAAGTCTGTCATGCGATCGGCATGTCGATGAAGACCGCTTATAACCAACGCTCAGCTCGGACGTTTCCGATCCCTATGGCTGGTGACCCACTTATGGCAGACGTACGCGATGTAGCTGCTCATCTTGACGCCCTTCGCGAACAAGGCAGTCATTAA